GAATGGTCCGAGGTGATCGACTTCGGCATCGATGGTGGTGGCCTCGACGATCTCCTCGGTGGTAGCGCGATCGGGCGGCACCGAGACACGAAAGAGTGGCTGATATGGACCCACGCATGGGCCCACCCTTCGGTCCTTGATCGGCGTATGGAGATCGCGCCTGCACTGCGCGACTTCGCGCGAGATGGTCATCTCACGCTGGTGGAGCGAATCGGCGACGACGTCGACGAACTGGCCGGCTATGTAGCGCGAATTCACGGCGCGGGCCTGCTCGACATGGCGGGCGTGGATCCCGCGGGACTCGGCGGCATTCTCGATGCCCTCGAAGCTGCCGGCGTACCAAAGGACAAGATCGTCGGTATCAGCCAGGGTTGGAAGCTCGGCGGTGCCATCAAGACCCTGGAGCGAAAACTGGCAGAAGGATCTGCCTGGCACGGACTGCAACCGATGATGAACTGGTGCGTTGGTAACGCCCGAATCGTCGTCACCAGCAACGCCATCAACATCACGAAACAGGCCAGCGGAACCGCGAAGATCGATCCGCTGATGGCGGTCTTCAATGCGGCATCGTTGATGAGCCTGAACCCGGCGGCAAGTGCACCTTCGGTGTACGAAACGCGCGGCATCCGCTTTCTTTGAGGACAGGCATGAGCCTTCTCGATCTCTTCCGGCGACCGGCAGCGCCGGAAGCCTCGCCTGTTCCCGAAGCCTCGTCCACGCCAGCGCATCGTGCCCAGGCTCCAGTCGGCCAGTCGTTCGATGGATTGGCCGACCCGGCCCTCCTTGAATACATCCGCACCGGAGAAGCTGGCGGCCCTGGCGGCCGCAACCTAAACCTGCAGTCGCTTCGCAACATGGCGGCCCTTCGTTGCGTGTCCCTCCTCAGTCAGATGGTGGGCATGTTGCCAGTGAACCTTCTGGAGAATGGCCCCGACAAGAAATACGCGGAAGACCATCCTGCCTATCGCTTGCTGAAGCTGAAGCCGAACAGCTGGCAGACGCCGTTCGAGTTCAAGTCCACCATGCAGATGGTCTGCCTCGAGGAAGGCAACGCCTACGCTCGAATCGTTTGGTCAGCTGGTCGGCCCATCTCGATGATCCCCCTAGCGATCGGTTCGACGGTACCCAGGCTGACGGATCAGTGGGAGATGGTTTACGACTACACCCGGCCCGATGGGCGCCAGATCACGCTTCCTGCCAGCGAGGTATTCCACCTTCGCGACCTCAGTGTCGACGGCGTCGTCGGGATGTCGCGCATGCGGCTCGCCAAGGACGCCCTCAATCTGGCTCGGCAGGCCGAGCGCGCGGCCGACAGGCTGCTTCGTACAGGCGTGATGGCAGGTGGATCTATCGAGGTTCCCAACGCCTTGAGCGACCAAGCCTACACGCGCATGACGTCATCGCTGACCACGGATTACGCCGGTGCCGAGAACAACGGCAAGTGGATGGTGCTCGAGGAAGGCGCCGTTGCGAACAAGTTCGGTTCGACGGCATCAGACGCCCAGCACATCGAAAACCGAAACGCCCAGATCGAGGAGGTCGCCCGCGCTTTCGGCATCCCGCGCCCGCTTCTGATGATGGACGACACGAGCTGGGGTTCGGGCATCAAGGAACTGAACAAGTTCTTCGTTAGCTACGGCCTCGGCCCGTGGTTCACCAGCTGGGAGCAGGCCGCCGCCCGAGTTTTCCTACCGGGCAAAGACCTGGACAAATACACGTTCAAGTTCAACGCGAACGCGCTGCTGCGCGGCACGCCTGAAGAGCAGGCCGACTACATCGCCAAGTCCCTTGGTGCGGGCGGGCAAGCGCCTTGGCAAACGCAAAACGAGGCACGCGAAACGCTGGATATGCCTCGGTCTAACGATCCGAACGCGGACCTTCTCCGCAATCCCATGACACAACCGAGGACTGGCAATGAGCCTCCGAAGCCTGCCTGAAATTCGCGCTGATCAGCGCTTGAGCGCGGCAGAGTTTGACGTCCGCCAAGATGCGTTCGAACGCTGGCACCCCGAGGTGCAGGCTGCGAGCGAGACCGAGACATCGATCTCCATCTATGACTCGATCGGCGAGAACTGGGACGGTACCGGTATCACAGCCAAGCTGATCAGCTCGATCTTGCGAAACATCGGCGCTGACAAGGACGTGACGGTCAACATCAATTCACCAGGCGGCAACTTTTTCGAAGGCGTCGCCATCTACAACCTGCTCCGCGAGCATAAAGGCAAGGTTACGACGCGCGTTATTGGCGTCGCAGCCTCTGCGGCTTCTGTGGTTGCTATGGCGGGCGACGACATCCTTATGGGTGACGGCACCTTCCTGATGATCCACAACGCCTGGACCGTAGCTATCGGCAATCGCCATGACATGGCGGAGGCCGCGGCGCTCCTTGAGCCGTTCGACGCAGCGATGGCAAAGCTCTACGCGAATCGCTCCGGCATCACGGTGGCTGCAGCTGCGGCCCTGATGGACGACGAGACATGGATCGATGCGGACCAGGCGCTGAAGGACGGCTTCGCCACTGGCCGCGTCGATACCTCGGATGTGGCCGAGGTCGAGCCCGCGAAGGCGAGTAGCAAGAAGTCACTTGCCATGGTCGAAGCGTCGATGAAGCGCTCTGGGTACTCCCGTGCGGCTCGCCGCGACGCCCTCAAATCACTTTTCACTGGTACGCCGAGCGCTGCCTATGAACCTGCCACGCCGTGCGCTGGCGCCGAACTCGCGGATTCCCTGCGAGCAGCTTTGCTTACCCTCGGAGTCAACCAGCAATGAATACCAAGTCCAACAGCCGCGTCGTGCGCGGCATCCAGTCCGTTCGTGCCGAAGCTGCCCCCAATCCCGGTGAGGTGAAGACGCTTGTTGAGTCGATGAACCAGGCATTCGCTACGTTCAAGGCCGAACACACCAAGCAGCTCGACGACATTCGTCAGGGCCAGGCTGACGCTCTGCAGGCGCTCAAGGTCGATAAGATCAACGCCGATATCGACCGCCTGCAGGCCGCGGTCGACACGGCCAACACCCAGCTCGCCGCTGCCCAGATGGGCGGGGCAGCCAACAATGTGAAGGACAAGGAATACTCCGCTGCCTTCCGTGCTCACTTTGCAAAGGGTGAAGTCCAGGCCGCCTTGAATAAAGGCGCGGACGACCAGGGCGGCTACCTTACCCCCGTCGAGTGGGATCGTACGATCACGGATCGCCTCGTTGAGACCTCGCCGATGCGTCAGCTCGCGACGGTACAGCCCGTTACCGGGACTGGCTTCACGAAGCTGTTCAACATGGGCGGCACCTCGTCTGGTTGGGTCGGTGAGACCGACCCGCGCCCCGAGACTGCCACCGGTACGTTCGCAGCGCTTGGCTTCGGCTGGGGCGAGATCTACGCGAACCCGGCCGCTACTCAGCAGATCCTTGACGACTCCGCGATCGACTTGGAGGCGTGGCTTGCCGGCGAGGTGCAGACCGAGTTCTCCAAGCAGGAGGGTGTCGCGTTCTGGTCGGGCAATGGCGTCAACAAGCCGTTTGGCATCCTGACCTACGTGACGGGCGGAGCGAATGCCGCGAAGCATCCGTTCGGCGCGATCGAGGCGATCAACAGCGGTGCCGCGGCCGATATCACCTCGGACGGTGTACTTGACCTGATCTACGACCTGCCGACGGCGTTCACCGGTAACGCGAGGTTCGCGATGAATCGCCGCACGCTCGGCAAGATTCGCAAGCTGAAGGACGGCCAGGGCAACTACCTGTGGCAGCCGTCGTACGTGGCGGGTCAGCCGTCGACGGTGGTTGGCTTCGCCGCTACCGAAGTCCCCGACATGCCGGACGTCGCGGCGAACTCGACGCCGGTGCTGTTCGGCGACTTCAAGCGCACCTACCTGATCCTCGATCGCCAGGGTGTGCGGGTGCTGCGCGACCCGTATACCAAGAAGCCGTATGTCTTGTTCTACACGACGAAGCGTGTCGGCGGCGGCGTCATGAATACGGAACCGATGCGAGCCCTGAAGGTTTCCGCGTAACTCAACCCCTGACCATGGGGCCGCGTAGTCGCGGCCCCATTCGGAGAACCACATGGCAAAGCTTACGAAGGCCTTCCGGGGCGTCAAGAATGGCGACATCTATCCCACCAACTTCGCCCAGGGCGACGATTGCCCGAAGGAGCTGGAGGCGGGTGCCAAGGCATGCGGCGCGCTCA